TCGCTGATAACGGCCGTAGTTAGCGATGGAGTCGGCATCGAGGGCCGTAGCTTGATTATTGTAATTATTGCCATAGTTAAATACGAGGGAGTTACGGATCTTGCCTATTTGTAGGATAGATTTAACACTCGACGGGGTAGCGTAGTTAGCCGATAAAGTCGTATAGCCATTAGTAGATAGGTAAGCCGTACGATGGTCGGCATCGGCATAACAAACGCGGCCGGCTTTATCCTCGTAAATTTGTCCTAGTGCGCTTTGTGCAATTTGAGCGCAGAGGTTATAACTGTTAGCCGGATCGGCTGCTCTACTAATCATCTCGTATAGACCAGGCTGATCGATCTCGCCGAGTCCTACGTTTTCTGCATTAGCCCACGTAGTCGTAGGGTCGTAGTCCATCCACCTAAGAGCCGGAGCCACCTCAAACCATGAGTTAATAAGTAGCTCATTGAGTATGTCGTATATCTGAGTACCATCCTCAGTTTTAGGCAAAGCATCCGGGAAAAGAGCTTTAGTTAATTTTGCTAACGATCCTACGGCCAAAATGCTACCGATCGTTATAAAGCCCACCTCCTCCGGAGATCGGACCGAGATGCCAAAATCTGACACCGCGCCGCCAAACACCGGGACGTATGTACCGGAGCTATTTTTAAGCTCGAGAGTTAAGACATCGGTTACGTCGATGTCAAAAGCCGTGTTATTTACGTTTACGATCTCCATACGGGCATAGCCGGCGTTACATTGTAAATCGATATCATCGCGGCCCGTTGCCATTGTCACGCTTAGGACGTTTGTATAAACGGTCGTGCCGACGGTTATACGCCACTCGGGCAACCATGTACTCATGCTACTAAGTAATCTCCGGAGCCTCGATTAACTGAGGTACCTCGGTAGCTCGATTGATTAAGAGTATCCTCAATAGCTCGAGCGATAGCCTCGGGATCCCCGATCCCTGTATTTACGTTAATAGTTACATTGGTATCTCGATCAAAAGCACCACCACGGGACAAACCACCATATGCTCCACCCTCGTTAGCTCTAAACTCACCGGCATTAAATGAATTTATAGCTCCACCCATAAAAGATTTAACTAGAGCATTAAAAGCGCCTGAGTCCTCGACGGTTTGGAAAGTGTCTGTAACTGTGTCCGCGAAATACTTAATAGCATCGGCAGCTTCTTTAGCCTTTACATCGGCGATAGTTGCAGGCGCTCCGCTTGGTGATCCCGGTGCTCCACCGACCGAGCCGGGAGTAGTACCCGTTACTCCTCCGACGGCTCCGCCTCCGGTGCCTATTCTGCCTAAAGCTGCGGCATATTCTTGTAAAGCTTTAAGTCGAGCATCATCGGCGGCTTTTTGTGCTTTAGCTACGCGATCGATCATCGCTAACTCCTCAGACTCACGGAGTTTATTAAGCGTTAAAGATGCGTTACTAGTCTTACTTAGCGAGGCTAATTTAGCGATCTCGGTTAGTTGGATCTGTACGCGCTCGCTATAACTTTCTTTAGCCGCTAACTCACCGGCTGCGGTAATAGCTGCATTATATTTACCAAAAGCAATCTGCCGAGCGTTTTCTTTATCCGTTTCGGCCATCTTTGATTTATCAATCGCGGTAAGCTCGTTAAGTAATTGAGTGTTAATAGCCTCGAGGGTTGCGTTACTAATTTGAGTAATACCGGCTAGTTTGGCCATGTCTGCATTTTTTTGCAGGGCCGCTAGCTCGTTAATTTTCTTGAGTGCGAGCTCGCCGTTATCTTCCTCAATAGCCTGTAGGGCCTCGAGGCGTAGGATCGTTTCTTTGTCGTAAGTAGCGCGTAGAGCCGCGGCGATAGAGATGCGGTTAGTGTCAAACACGGCCGCAGCCTTTGATAACGAAAGTTTATTTTTCTCTAATAGTGCTTGCTTTTTTAGTAGGGCTAGGCGCTCTTTTTCACGTTTAGCCGCTTCAGCCGTGGCCTTAGCCGCTGCCGCTGCATCTGCTCTTTGTGTATCTTGGTTACTAGCTGATAAAGAGCGATTACCAAAACCTTTTACGCCGCCGCTAAATACAATATCGATAGCATCTTTAAGACTATAACCATCTTTAGTTTTACCGCCAAAAAGTACGGAGATAAAATCGCCCGTAGCTACGCTGAGTTTATTCATTTTATCGATAAGCGGATCTAAATTGCCATCTGCCCCAGCTAAGCCCTCGAGGGCTCCGATCAAACCGCGACCGATCTCCTCGCTTGCATTTTCAGCCGCGATAGTCAGTTTATTTAATTTACCTGTGTAGGTATCGGCCGCTACCGCTGCCTGTCCACCAAAAATCTTTATTAACTTTTCTTGTATGTCCGCAAAATTAGCCGTTTTAATCTCGGCCTGAGTAAGACCAATATTAAGAGTACGTAACCCTCGGTTATTACCTACATATGCCTGTGCTAATACTTGGCTAACGCTAGCTAAATCCTGACCGCTGCCGGCTGAGGTATCTAGAGCTAGAGCTAAAATCTCTTGAGACTTAGCAATATCACCGGTAGTTTGTAAAATCTTTTGTAGCGCCGGTTGCAGCTGATCTTTATTTACCCCTGTTGCCTGCTCGAGCACGTCGAGGTATTGTTTTACATCTTGTGTAGCAAAACTTAAACCTAGATTTTTTAGGCTTTGTGTTAATTGCTTGACCTGAGCATCCTCAGCTGCAAAAGCCTTAACCGCGTTTTTCCCGTATTGAGCTAAAGCGGCTGCACTAAAAGTAAGACCAAAAGCCTTAGCTAGGTTTTTTACATTTTTCTCAAACCCTGCGATTTGTTTCTGACCTTTAGTAAGGGCTTTACCGTCGAAAGTAGTAACGGCGTTTACATATAAATCGGGTAACTTTGCCATTATGCGGCCTTGTCGTAACGGCCTTGATTAAAGGCAGCGATCGTGTTTTGGATAGCCTTTACTACGGCCGCTTGTGCTTTACCTTGATCCTCCGACCATGCTCTAAAAATCATACGGCCGCGGCTTTTACCATCGCCATAAAGAGGGCCCATACGGTTAATAAAGTTTGCACCGGCTCCCGGGTTATTAGAGCGGCTCTTAGGATCTCCTCCCGGGTTTTTACGTCCGGCGGTTTCATAGATAGCTCCACTAGCTGATGCATTAGCTACGATGTATTGAGAGCTCCATCCGCTTCTATTGCGTTTGCTTGGCGAGGCTGAGTAATAAATACCTTTACGTGCTACCTCGGCTTGGTAAAGTGGAAAACGGCGTACACGGCCCTCACTATTAAAAGTACGAAAGGCAGAATTACGCGCCGTAATCTTTTTAGTATAAGCACCCTCGTCCCAGTTATAAAGGCCACCCGGCGCAGACGTGGGCGCATAACCTCGAGCCTTATCCCGTATCGGGATCATGATGCCTTTAATCTCTTTATTCATCTCTTTAAGCAGCTCGGGATCTATTTTACGGATAGCGCGTAGAGTCTCTTTAACGCCGTCTAGTTTTACTGACATTTTTAGACTCCTCCGCTTGCTCGTTTAATACCTTTACTAACATCTTAAACATCTCGGCATCTAAGTCGAGTATCGCTTGAGGCGCGACCCCTAACCGTATTGATAGTTGCGCTACCAAATAGGTTAGAGTGCCGCGCCCTAGCTTAAAGGCTCGTCGTCTAGTACCTCGACCTTTTTAAGAGTATCTAAAAACTCGGCTCCAAACATTGCTACGGTTTCGCCGGATGTACGTAAGCACTCCCACGCTAACCAATATACGTCGCTCTGTTTCTCGTCATCTCTAAAAGCTTTGTGAAAGCCTTTTTTTGCGTATAACTCAAAGGCGTACTCAATACGCGGCGAGATTTGATGCTCGCTTACCTCGCCGGTAGCCCTTGTTATTTTGAGTCGTGCCATTTTTTGCCCCTTTGTTAGTTTGTTATGGTGCGGTAGTAATTACGATTGGTGAGTTACACGTAAACGTGATGCTCTGAGTACCGATATCTCCGACCGCGCCGTTAATATCTGTAGTGTTATTTACTAGAATAGTCGTAGCGTACTGAGGGTTAGTAGCTGAGGTAGTCGCGCTAGTTTGCTTTAGCGTGATTGGTACGGTCGTACCCCAGGCTGCCTGCAAAGTAGCGTTTACGTTAGCCGCTGCGGTATCGCTCAAAAAGTCTAGAGAGATCGTGCTTGTCTCTAGGCCCTTAGTAAATTTTCTAGATGAGTCGCCCATCGCGGTAACTTCGAGTTCCTCAAATACGCGGTTAATTGTCGCGCTTGTAACATGGTCGGAGAGTGCGATCGAGTTAAGGGTTACGACCACTCCGTTTGATAGAAATACGGCCATTTGCCTATTCCTCGCTTTTCTCTATAGTAGGTGTGTTTGTTTTTGTTTGTTTTTTTGGTGCTTCGGTGATCTGCCCTATCTTGATAAGAAAGGCGATATCTTCATCGGTTAGGCTCATGCTTAACTCCACTCGGTTAGGATTGAGATTGTAATATCTGTAGTTAGTAGATCGCCGCTTTGCACCGTTAAAACGCTCGGAGCACTTACCGCGCCGATATTCATAACGATTGGCGATGCAGCTAACTTTTGGAATACGGCGCAGACCATCGACTCGATGCCTTGTAGGTTGCCTTGATTGTCGTACATAGGCACATTACAAATAATACGAAAAGATGCCATCGGCGAGATATTGGCGTAATCGTTATTAGTCGGTGTTATGTATGGATCTGCCGGGGACACGATTACGCTATTAGCCGTGATAGTTGCAGGCGGATACGCGTAGGTATTCCATACGTTAGCGTTAGCAAGAGCCGCAGCTAGTGAGGCTCGTAAAGTAGTAATAGGTGCCGGCATTATCCGACCATCGCATTAGGGCTCATATATCCGGCGATAAGTCCGCGGATCTTACCGATCATAGAGTTACCCATACGGTAAGGGCTAGGGCTAAACCCGTCGATCGATACGCCGCCGGTTTGGCTAACCTGTCGTGCCTGCCAGATATCTACGGCCAAAATCATCGAGGCCTCTCTTACGGCCGGAGTAGTCGCGTAGGTGTTTGTCTTAAGATCTGCTCCTATGGCTGATCCATATGGCAATACTCTAAAAAAGTTTACATCGCTTGCCGTCTTTGCATATTGGATAAAGCTATATCCGTTAGGCCAATTAAACGCGTAGTTATTAAATGCTATCGATGGTAATTGAGTAGTCGTACCGGCCGTCCACGGGATAGTGCCGGTAATTGTGTAGGTGCCGTTAAAGGTTGCGCCGCATCCGCTGACGGTCACGCTCTGCCCGGTGCTAAATATTGCCGGGTTAGCGACCATTAAAGTAACGATATTGGTTTGTAAACTAGCTCCTACGATTGGCGCAGAGTCAAACCATAAAAATTGATTTATGAGATCCTGCGCGGTTTGGCAAACTTCTTCGACGGTATTAGATGAGTATAAATTTTCGATGCCGAGATTAGCGCGTAACTCTGCCTCTGTTACATACGTTGCAGGCATTTTATACTCCTTACTTACTAGGGCCGGTAGGGCTCAAAGGGCTAAGAGCCCTACCGACTATTAGTGGTTTACTTAGTTGAGGTTAAACTTAACGATACCCTTAGGCATCTTTGCGATTGTTGCCATGTAGCCGTAAATAGCTACCTGTACCTGTAGGTTTGATACTACGTTTACTGACATATACGCCGTAGGTGATTGGTAAACCGTAAATGCTTCCGGTGCCAAAATAACCGCAGAGTCATCGATAGTAGTAGTAGCGGTAAAGT